CAGGCGTTGCAGGTGCAGTTCCTCAGCATCGAGAAATGCCTCGACGAGGCGTTCGGGCTCGCGGCGGGGAAGATCGACGGCCGGCAGCTCGGCACCGAATTCGATATCGATGACTTGATCTGGATGGATACCGCGACGCGGACCAAGGCGGCGGGCGACTCGATCGGGTCGGGCTCGATGTCGCCGAACGAAGCGCGGCGGAAGTTCATCGGCATCGGCCCGATCGCCGGCGGGCAGTCGGCGTACCTGCAGCAGCAGATGTACTCGCTCGAGGCGCTCGCGAAGCGTGACGCGGCGGACCCGTTCGCGAAGCCCCCGGCCCCGCCGCCGCAACCGCCCGCGCTCCCGGCCGTCCCTGAGCCGACGAAGGCCCTGGACCGCGACGCGCTCCACGCCGCGGTGCTGCGTGGGCTGAGGGCTGCATGACCGACACCGAGACGATCGCCGCCGTCATTGTCGCCGGCATCCAGGAAGCGACGGGGCCGCTCCTGGCGCGGGTGGCGGCGCTCGAAGCGCGCGTGCAGGACGACGCGCTCACGAAGGAGCTCGGGACCCTCCGTGAGCGCGTCGCCGTCGTCGAGGCCCGGCCGCCCATCCCCGGCCCAGAAGGCCCGCCAGGGGCGCCTGGGAAGGACGGGGCCGACGGCCTGCCCGGCACGCCCGGCCTGCAGTACTGGGGCGTCTACCAGGACGGGAAAGCCTACGCGCGCGGCGACGTCGTGACGCGCGGCGGGTCGGCGTGGCATTGCAACGAGCCGACGACGACCGCGCCCGGCGACGCGGCGAAGGCGTGGACGCTGATGGTCAAGCGTGGCGGCGACGGGAAGCCGGGCCCGATGGGCGCGAAGGGCCTGGACGGCAAAGACGGTCGCGACGGTCTCGACCTGACGCAGATGGACGCCGGTGGACGGAAGTGGCGCTAGTGACGCTCGCGCAGCTCCAGGCGCACCTGCGACTCCCGGTGGGCGTCAGTTCGCCGGCGACGGCGGCCGAGGCGGATCTGCAGCTCAAGCTCGACGCGGCGGAAGCCCTGGTCCTGCAGTACATCGCGCGGCCGACGGATGCGGACTGGACGGCCACGATGGCGGCGTGGGACGGCGGCAGCCCGGCCGTCGCCGTGCCCGCGACGATTCAGGCCGCGATTCTGCTGCAGGCCGGCGAACTCTACGGCTTCCGCGGCGACGACCTCGAGACCGTGAAACGCGAGGCGCCGGGCGACCTGGCGCCGGGGATCAAAGCCTTGCTCTACCGCTTCCGGGATCCGGCCCTCGCATGACGACCGTTCCGCGCACGTTCCCCGGGTCGACGATCGTCTGCCTCGGCGGCGGGCCGAGCCTCACGCCCGAAGATGTCGCCGCCGTGCGCGGCCGCTGCCCCGTGATCGCGATCAACGATGCGTACAAGCTCGCGCCGTGGGCGGATGTGCTGTACGCCGCCGATGCGAAATGGTGGACGTGGCACAAAGGCGTGTCGACGTTTCCCGGTCCGAAGTACGCGCTCACGCCCGGCGCGGCGCGCTGGCCCGACGTCCAGGTGTTGCGCGACACGGGCATCGACGGCCTCGAGCTCGCGCCGACGGGCCTGCGCACCGGCCGCAACTCGGGCTACCAGGCCGTCAACCTGGCCGTGCACCTGGGCGCCCGGCGGGTCGTGCTGCTCGGCTACGACATGAGCGTGGGGCCGACTGGGCGGTCGCATTGGTTCGGCGATCATCCCGATCGCCAGCCGTCGCCGTATCACCACTTCCTCGCGGCCTGGCCGTCGATCGTCGCGCCGCTGGAGGCGCTGTCGGTCGACGTCGTCAACTGTTCACGGCGTACCGTGCTGACGGTGTTTCCCTGCGCGCCGCTCGAGGACCTGCTGCCCAGCCTGGAGCGGGTCGCGTGACGGCGCCGCGCGTCTTCGGCGTCGACTACAAGTTCTTGGCCTGCGGCGACGTCTTCACCGACGGGCTCGTGCACGCAGCCGCCGAGCTCGGGATCGCCTACGCGCACGCGGACTGGAACGCGCCGACCTTAGGAGCGCAAGTGGGGCAGTTCGCGCCCGATCTCCTGTTCGTCGTGCACGGGCGCAAGTTCCGGAACCGCTGGCACCTCCCGCTCGGCGCGGCGCGGACGGCGGTCTGGCTGCTCGATGAACCGTACGAAGTCGACGACACGAGCCGCTGGTCCGGCACGTTCCATCACGTGTTCGTGAACGACGCCGCGACCCTCGCGCGGCATCGGCACGCGTCGCTGCTGCCGGTCTGTGCCGACCCGCACGTGCACACACCCGGCGCCGAGACGCGCGTGCACGCGGTCGGGTTCGTCGGCGGCGGGAATGCGACGCGCGATCGCATGCTGGCCGCGCTCGCCGCGGAGGGGCTCCTGACCTACGTCGTCGGCGGGTCCTGGGACGACGCCCGCGTCAAGCGGCTCTGCACGGCCGACAACCTCTCGGCCCGCGCCGTGCCCGCGCTCTATCAGCGGACGCGCATCATCGTCAACGTCTGGCGCGATCGTCATCACTTCAACCGCGACCAGGTGCCGGCGACGGCCATGAACCCGCGCATCTACGAGGCGCTTGCATGCGGCGCGCTGGTCGTCAGCGAAGGGCGGCCAGAGCTCGCGGCCCGCGTGCCGGAGCTCCCGACGTTCGAGACGCCCGCCGAGCTCGTGGCGCTCGTGCGCGGCTTGCTCGAGGATCCGGCGCGCGCCGAGGCGATCCGCGTCCAGTGCGCGGCGCGGCTCCAGGCGGACACCTATGCGGCCCGGCTGCAGACCGTCCTGACGACGGTCGGCCTGGGCGTGGCGGTGCCGGCATGACACCGCGCGTCAGCATTGTGACGACTGTCTACGATCGCGTCGCCTGTCTGCGGCGCTGCCTGCGATCGATCCAGCGCAGCGAGCTCGAGGACCTGGAACAGATCGTCGTGAGTGATGCGCCGCCGCGCGCGGTCGTGGCGGAGATCGCGCGAATCGTGGCCGACGCCGGCCCGCGCGTGCGGCATCTCAATCTCGAGAAGCGCTCGAATAACTGGGGCATCGCGCCGGCGAAGGCAGGCCTGCAGGCGTCAGTCGGCGAGTTCGTCTGTTTCCTCAGCGACGACAACGCGTACCTCCCGGATCATTTCGGGCCGCTCGTCGCGGCGCTCGACGCCGATCCCGATCTCGGGTTCGTCTATTCGTCGTGCCTCTACGCCGGCCGGCTCACGCTGGATGTCGCGCCGCCGGAAGGCGGGCGGATCGACCTCGGGCAACCGCTGTTCCGCCGGTCGGTGATTCGCGAGCACCTCCAGGACGATCTCCCGTTCAGCCAGCACGCCTGGGACTGGGCGCTGATTCGCACATTGCTCGAGCGCGGCGTGCGCTGGCAGCACATCAACGTGCCCTCGTTCATCTTCCGGCTCGAGTCGTACCCGACCTACATGCGAGCGCTGGCATGAGCGCGACGAACATTCGCGCCCTGAAGAACCGCCACGAGGGCGAGATGATCTTCGTCGTCGCGTCCGGGCACAGCGTCGATTTTCTCCGGCACGACGTCTTCGGCGCCGACGTCGTCGTCGCGGTGAATGAAATGTTCCGGCACGTGCCCGCGACGTACGCCGTGATGCACCACCACGAGCACGCGCAAGAGGCGATCGACGCCGGCGTCCAGGTCGTCGTCAGCGCGCGCGATTGGGGCGCCCCGGGCTGGGGCGCGCCGGCCGCCTTCCACGGCGACTACTTCGTCTATGAGACCGCCGAAAGCGTGCGCACCCTGACCCCGACGATCGACGAGGCCGCGCTGCGCGAGGACACGACCGACGGCCTAGTGGTGTCGGCGTGCACGACGTCGGAGGCGCTGCAGTTCGCCGGGCACCTGGGCGCGGGTACGATTCTCTGTTGCGGCATCGACGGCGCCGCGCTCGACGGCCAGTGGTGCGTCACGGGCTACAACGGCGGCGCGCAAACCAACCCGCAACACGTGCGCCTCACCTGGCCGATCGTCCACGTCACGATCGAGGCGCTGCGCGCGAAAGGGATCCGCGTCTACGGGCTCTCGCCGTTTGTCGGCGCCGATCACGAAGGGCACATCTACACGCCGGCGCCCGTGCTCGAGCGCCGCGAGCTCGCCGCGGCCCTGCGCACGATCAACTGGCAGCAACCGGCGGGGGCGCGATGAAGGGCCAGATCGCGAGCGGCGAGCGCCGGCACCTCGTGACCCTGACCGTGGTCGGGCCCGCGGTGTCCGACGGGGACGGCGGGTTCACGCAAGCGCCGATCGCGCTCGTGCCGTCGCCCGTGTATGCGGCGATCCGCACCCCGACGGCGCGCGACCTCGAACGCCTGGCCCCGGGTACCGTGATCGCGACCCAGTCGCTCCTCGTCACGCTGCCGTTTCATCCCGCCGTGACGACGAAGACGCGCCTGGCGTGGACCGACCCCGCCGGCCGCGTGCACGTCGCGAACGTCACCGGGGTGAACAATCCGGACCAGCGCTGCATCGACCTCGAGCTCGTCGTCGTGGAGGTCGTCGACTGATGACGACCTCGATGGAGTGGCACGGCTTGAAAGAACTGCGCGAGGAACTACGCCGGTTGCCCGAGGACAGTCGCGCGGAAGCGGAAAAAGTCGTCGAGGGCCACGTCAACGCCGCCTACGTCACGATCAAACGCGTGTATGAGGCGCATCGGGTGACCGGGACCCTAAGTACCCGCCTGTCCATCTCCCCGCTCACGACTCGCGGCGTGATGACGACCGGGCTCACGTTGCGCAGTGGGTCGCCGCTCGCGTGGCTCTTCGATCACGGCAGCGAAGCGCGGCACTACGTCTCGGTCCACGGCGTCAAGCATCTCCTCGGGCGGATGCCGGCGCGGCCGGTGTTCTCGCGGACGGTGGGGTTTACCAAACGCCAGATCCGACAGGCGCTGACAGACATGCTGCGCCGGCGCGGGGCGCAGACGGTGACGGGGGAGTAGATGCCCGACTCCTCCGCGATCGAAAACGCGCTCATCGCGAAGCTCCTGGCCGACACGGCACTGATGGCGATCACCAGTGACGGCGTGTTCTGGGACGAGGCCGCCCCGGGCAACACGAAGTTCGTGATCGTCTCGCTGGTCGACGAACACGACGAGATGCAATTCGGCGGGCGGTCGTTCGAAGACGCGCTGTTCCTAGTCAAGGCCGTGGCGCTCTCGACCTCGGGCGCGAACATTCAGACCGCGGCGGCGCGGATCGATGCGGTGCTCGACGGCGGCACGCTCGCGCCGTCCGGGTACACGTTGATGGTGATGCAGCGCGAGGCGCGCGTGCGGGCGACGGAAGTCGACGCCGTCGATCCGGCGATTCGCTGGCAGCATCGCGGCGGGCACTATCGCGTGATGATGGCGCCAGTCTAACGGCGCGGGCGACACGGGGACACGAACAGCACGATAAGGGAGTTACACGTATGGCACGCATTCACGGCAAGAACGGGCAAGTCCTCATGGACACCACGCCCGCGAGTCCCGTCTCACCGGTCGCGATCGCGAACCTGAACGCGTTCACGCTCGACATGTCCACCGATCGCGTGGACGTCACCTGTTTTTTAGATACCAATAAGCAGCGAGTGACGGGTCTGCCGGATTATTCGGGCACGCTGGGAGGCTTCTGGAGCTCGGCGACGGCGCCGACCTTGTTCGCCGTCTTCCTCGGCGGGGTCCCCGCGTGGTTGCGCCTCGTGCCCAACGTCCTCGAGCCCACGTATTTCTTTGAAGGGCTCGCGAACATCGACGGCTCGATCAGTGTCAGCGCGACCGGCGCCGTCACGATGACGAGCAAGTGGGACGCGGCCGGCAACTGGGACATGCTGCCCTAAATGCCTGGCGCCGCGATCCGCGGCGTGGTCGGCCAGATCAAATGGTCGTACTACGTCGCGGCGGCGATCCACGGGTACGCCGTCACGCGCTCCACCACCGGCGTGTGGCACCTGCGCGCGACGGTCGTGATGGCCGATGCGTTCAAGCTGAAACAGCGCCCGCTCACCTTCGTCGCGCCGCATGAGAAGGGCGAGTGGCGCTGGCCGATTGACACGATCGAGATGGGATCCACCGTGGGACCGAACCAGATCCGGGCGACACTCGGGGCACCGTTACCGTAGGAGACGAGTCACATGGGGATCTGTCGCGTCGTGCAACCGGCGATCGTGCGCCTGCCGATCTCTGCCGGCGACTACCTCGACGTCCAGCAGGAGCTCAACGCCGGGGACTATCGCGACATGATCCTCGCGCTCTCGGAACACCAGGCGTTCGCGAAAGTCCTCGCCTACTTGCTCGGGTGGTCCTTCGTCGGCCCCGACGGCCAGCCGCTCCCGTACGGCCTCGAGCTCCCCCTCGAGGTGCGCCGCGAGACAGTGCGGTCGCTGGACACCGACACCGCGCGGGAACTCGTGGCCGCGATCGATCGGCACGAGGCGGCCAGCGATGCGGCGCGCGAGGAAAAAAAAAGGATCCCCGCTGGCGGGGGCGCGTCATGACGGACCTGCACATCGCCCGACGGATGCAGTGGACCTACCCCGAGGTCCAGGCGCTGCCGCTCGCGGTGTATGACGTCCTGGTCGAGGAACTCGTGAAGGAACAGGACGCGGACTAGATGGCGATCACCGCCAAATTCATCGCGGACTTCGACGACTTCGTGCCCTCCACGAAGAAGGCCGAAGTCGCGCTCGTCGAGCTCGAGGGCGCCGCGGCGCGAGTGACGCCGTCCGTCACGAACATGCGGACCGCGATGGGCAGCTTCGACGGCGTCCTGTCGTCGATGGGGGTCAACCTCAGTCCACAGATTCGCGCGCTCGGCGAACTGGGCGACGCCGCCGGGAAGACGGCCAGCCAGCTCGGCTTGATTGCGACGACGGGGCTCGTCGTCGGCGCGGCGATGGGCGGCTGGAAGATCGGCCGCGCCGTGGCCGAGTTCTTCGAGCTCGATACCGCGATCGCGGACGCGACGGCCGCGCTCTTAGGCTGGGGGGACGTCGCCGGCGAGGTCGCGGGCGCGAACGCGGACGTCCTGGCCCGCGCCTCGAAGGCCGCCGGGATGGAGATCACCGACATGGCGCTCGCGCTGGCCCTGCTCGAGCCGCCGGCCAAGGCGTCGAAGGCCGAACTCAAGGCGCTGGCCGATCAGACGAAGGCGCTCGCCGACGCCGACAAAGCGGCGGCCGACGTGATGCACGCCAGCAACGAACGCAAGCTCAAAGATCATCAGACGATGATCGACGCGATGGCGCCGTTCAAGGCGGCGATGGTCGAGCTCAACTCCGTCGGCGAGGGGTGGCGCGGGACGCTCGACACCATCGACGGCACGGTGGTCGAAGCGATCAAGTCCTACCTGCAGGCCGGCGTCTCGCTGAACGCCCTGGCGACGGCGTACGGGTTGACGGATGCGCAGGTGAAGGCGGTCTCCAGTTCCCTGCGTGAGGACACCGAGGCGCAGAAGCGACGGACCGAGGCGAGGCAGAACGAGACGAGGGCCCTCGAGGACCAGCGCGGCGCGGAAGCGCGGCTGAGTGCGGAGAAGAAGGCCGCGAAGAAAATCACTGACGACCTCGCCGCGGCGGAAGCGGCCCGCCGCGCGGCCAATCGCGCGATGGGCAACGCGACGCAGTTTGACCTCTCGACCGAGGCGGGCCGCGCGAAGGTGCCGGAGTCGATCGCGACCTGGCTGAAGGCCGGCTACTCGCTGGAGCAAGCGACGCAGATTGATTTCTTGACGCGCTGGGGCTTGCCGATCAACGCCAACGATCCGTTGTTCCGGAACAAGGGCCCGCGCGTGCCCGGGTTCGCGGGCGGCGTCGAGAACTTCGGCGGCGGCCTCGCGATGGTCGGCGAGCGCGGGCCCGAACTCGTCAACCTCCCGCCGGGCAGCGACGTCCTGCCGTTGGGCCGCGGCGGTGGGTCGATCGTGAATCACTTCTATTTGGTCGACAATAGCGAGAACATCGCGCGCAAGGTCAGCGCGTTGATCATCCAGTCCACCCTCCGCGGTGGCCCGCTGCGCCCCTGATGGCCGAGCAGTCCGCGATCCTCGGCGCCGCGCGGCTCGGGAACTTTCGCCTGGGCGCGATCTCGACGGCGGAAGCGGCCGTGCGCGCGACCGCGATCCGGATCCTGCTCGGCGGCGTCGAGGCGCGCGTCCGGATCGCGGGCCTGACGATCCGCGACATCCTCAACGACGCGCCGAACACCTGCACCCTGACGATCGACGACCAGACGCCGCCGACCGACGGCCAGGCGCTGCGCATCACGATCGGCGCCGATGCGCAGCGACTCCTCTTCGCGGGAACGCTGCAGGACACGAATCTCAGCTACGAAGGCCGGCCGGGACAGTTGGTGTGGCCGGCGACGGCCATCGATCACACCGCGCGCCTCAATCGGCGGCGGCCGTTCGGCACGTTCGTCGCGGTCAGCGCGACCACGATCGCGCAGGCCCTCGTGACGACGTACGCGCCGGCGTTCACGACGACGCACATCGCCGCGGCGCTCCCGACAGTCTCGATCATCTTCGACGGAACCGATACGTTTATGGGCTGCCTCACGCGGCTCGCGACGGCGGTCGGTGGGTACTGCAAGGTCGAGGATCTGGACGTCTACCTGTTCCAAACCGACACCGACGACGCGCCGGATCCGATCGACGACACCCCGGGGCGGTTCCTCGACGATCCCCCGATCACGTGCACCCGCGACCTGTCCCAGCTCCAGACGCGCGTGTTCGGGAAAGGCTACGGCGCGCCGGTGCCGGGCGACGTGCTCGCCGGCGAGACGATCGTCCCGCTGCCCGACGTGACGCTGTTCAATCCCGCCGGCGGCCGCGCGATCGCCGGCACGACGGCCGACGGGGCGCAGTCCCAGATCCTCGCCTACACCGGCGTCCACCTCGGGGGCGCCGGGTCGCTCGTGGGCCCGGGGGCCGCGCCGGCGACCGCGCCGACCCTGGTGCTGGCGTCAGGGACCGGGCTCAGTGTCGGGGTCTATCAATACGCCTACACCGATGTCACCGCGGCCGGGGAGTCGCTGCCGAGTCCGCTCGGCACGATCACGACGGGCACCACGGCGGCGCCGGCGACGACCCCGACCCCGAGCGCCCCGATCGCCGGCGGCGCTGTCGATGGGGGGGGCCATGACTACGTCGTGACGTTTATCACGGCGAGCGGCGAGACGACGCCCTCGAGTGTCAGCGCCTCCGTGCAGGTGGTCGAGACGCCGACCGTGGCGCCCACCTTCGCGCAAGGGGTCGCGTGGCCCAGCGGGTCGCACACGCAACTCACGAACGCGAAAATTAAATACGCGTTCCTCTATGCCGGCGCGGTGGAGTCGTTGCCGTCCCCGGAATCGGCCCCGGCGACGATCGATTCCGTGCATGGCTGGGACGCGACGATTCCCGTGGGCGGCGTCGGGGTGATCGGGCGCCGGGTCTACATGGATCACGGCACGGGCACGGTCGGCGGGTTCTTTATCTACCAGGACATCCTCGACAACACCACGACGGCGATCGCGAATCACGCGATCGGGGATACCTATTTTTACGTCTTCCTGCAAACGCTGGGCTCGCCACAGGTCACCGCGAAGCAACAGATCCCGCTGACGACGATCCCGCTCGGGGCCGCCGCGGTGACGAGCCGCAAGCTCTATCGCCGCTTCAACGGCACGGGCACGTTCAAGCTCGTCGAGACGCTGGGCGACAACGTCACCACGACCTACGCCGACACGAAGGCGAACGCGAGCCTCGGCGCGGCGGCGCCGTCCAGTAACACGGCGATCGCGCAGCAGGTCACAGTCACCGGCGTCGCGGTCGGGCCGGCGGGCACGACGGGACGCCGGCTGTACCGGACGCAGGCGAACGGCTCGCAGCTCCGCCTCTGGGCGTTCTTCGCGGACAACACCTCGACCGGCGGCACGGATGCCAACTCGGACGCGTCGATTGCCGGGAATGCGATCGCGCCCACCTCCGACGACTCGGGCCTGGTCCAACCGAGCGGCCAAATCAACGCCGGGTCCACAACCATCCTGACCGCGAGCCCGGCCCCGTTCGCCAGTAGCGGCGGGTGGGCGCTGGTCAGCGGCGACCAGGCGGTCCGGTATACCGGCATCAGTGGCAACACATTGACCGGCGTGCCGGCGAGCGGGCCGGGGGCGCTGTTGACAACCGTGCTCTACGGCAGTCAGATCCTGCCGTCGCCGGCGCTGGCCGGCGTGACCGGCCTGGCGCTCGCGATGGCAAAGGGGACCCCGGTGCACATCTGGGTGCAGCGCGATGACCTGGAGGCGCAGGCCGAACAGGCCGTGTTCGATGCGGCGAACGGCATCACGCCGGCCGACGGGATCTACGAAGGGCCGCCGGTCGTCGACACGCGTCGCGGCGAGGCGTCCCTGATCGCGCTCTGCGACGTGCACCTGCAACTCTTCGCGCGGCCGATCGTCACGGTCACGGTCGCGTCCCGCGATGTGCGGATGGTGTCGGGCAAGACCCTCGTCGTCGACCTGGACACCCCGCTGATCCACGAGACGCTGACGATTCAGGACGTGACGATCGATCAGATCGGCGTGGCGCCCGGCACGCCGCCGCGCTTCATGGTGACGGCGAGCTCCGTCCGGTTCTCGCTCGAGGATCTCCTCAGAAAGCTGGCCGCCTGATATGGCACTGTCTCGCACGTGGTACGACACGCTCGTCGACGCGACGCCGGGGGTCGACGGGACCGGCACGCTCTGGGATAAAGCGGACGTCGACGCGTTGATGGATGCGATCGACGTCGAGATCGCGCGCCTGGATACGGCCGATGCGGCGGCCGCGGCCACGACGAAGGTCTGCGAGGGGCGGCTGACGCTGACGAGCGGGACGCCCGTCACGACGGCGGACGTCACCGCCGCCACGTCGGTGTTGTGGACGCCGAGCGGCGGGAAGTCGATCGCGCTGATCAGCAGCGGCATCTGGGTAGCGCGCACGTTCGCCGAGACGTCGCACGCGCTGGGCACGATGTCGATCGTGCCCTATGACGTGTATGGCTACGACAACGCCGGCACGTTCGCGCTCGAAAAGCTCGCCTGGACGAACGGCACCACGCGGGCGACGGGGCTCACGCGGACCGATGGCGTGCTCGTGAAGAGCGGCGACAGCACCCGCCGGTACCTCGCGACGATTTACCCCTCGTCGACGACGACCGTCGAAGACAGCGCGACAAAGCGGTTCGTCAACAACTACTACAACCGCGTCCCGCGGCGCCTCGCGCGCGTCGAGACGACGGCGAACTGGGCGTACACGGTCGCGACGATTCGCCAGGCCAACGCGAACACCGCGAACAAAGTGGAGATGGTCGTCGGGGTCGCGGAGGACGTGGTGCGCCTGCGGCTGACCGCGATGGCGGCGAACGGGAGCAACGTCGTGTTGCTCGCGGGCATCGGGCAAAACAGCATCACCGCCTTTGCCACGGACTACTACGGCGGCGGCGCCTCGACGCAGGCCATCCTCGGGGCGTACACGGCGCTGGTGGGGCAGATCGATACGGTGCCCGCCGTCGGCTACAACTATTTCTCGATGCTCGAAGCCTCGGCGGCGGCGGGCACGACGACCTGGTATTCGTCGATCACCGGCTTCGGCGAACGCCTGGCCACGCTGAGTGGAGCGATTCATGGATAGT